TCACCACCCCATCTCATTGGGTCGCGTCTGGAAGTCAGCCTTGCACGGCTTCCAGATCGCAAACCCGCCGTATCCGGAATTGGGATAACATGTATCTCCTGAGTCTCCTGATGTCATGGCGTTGTTCACGGTTCTGGTTTCATACTGCGGTCCCGATCCATCAGGATTGAATCCCCACTCTGGGTCATTGGACGCCGGCATTGGATCGGCTGGCAACGGCCATTCATGGAAGACTTGAGAGATCGTCGCAACACAGACCGCGCCGATCGCATAATTTGTAAGCGTCGCTGTTTTGGAGTACGTAATGTTGTGGTAACCAGAGCCTCCATACATTCCATACTGCGTCCAGTCATAGATGCTAAATCGGAATGTCGCGCGCCACTGATCGGAGCTGTACGCGCCGTTTCTGGTGCAGGATGGACCCGAGAAGACTTTGTAAAACTCCTGATACTGGTTGGTGCCATAGCCACCAGGTGTCCCATGGTCCGTCCATGAGTAGTAGAAGGACGTCATCCACGGGACTTCCATGTCCACCACGTCGGGAACAGAACCGCTCACCGAAAGCTCCTCCCAGCAGTAAGGTGGTTCCTCCGGATTGATCGGAACCACGTGATACGGATTGACGCTGATCCCGCTGAATGAAAGACGCATCCACCAGGGGTGGCCGCGCACGCTCCGCTCCGGCCACATGCCCACTAATCCGCTAACAGATCTGTCCAGATAGCCGTAAGGCGGTGCAATCGGACCCAGCGGCGGCCAGGGGTTAATCGTCGGAGCGCAGGTGAAATTATCGGCATCCTCCACGGCAGCAGCGGCTGGAAAGGTGTTGAGGCGCTCCAGTGAGCAGCCGAAAATGAAGGGCGAGGCGCAGGGCACGTAGTTGATGTCCTGGTTGGCTGGATAATTGGACCTTGGGAAAGCGTAATTGATGCCATGCCCGGGACAAGTCACTCTGACCCTTCCGCCCGACAGGACCGTGACGCCTGTGATCGGCTTAACGTTGTACTCCCGCGGGCAATTTTGGCAGCAGCACTTCTGGTTGGTCGCGCTATCCTCCCGGCCCTTGCCGACCGGAGATTCAACGCCTTTTCCGTTGGTGGATTTACCCTTGCCCTCAGTGGTGAAGAACTCGGTGAACCGCGACAGCAAGGATCGGCGAGCAGGGAGCCAGAGCCCCTGGGGAGGACGATACAAGGGTGGGAGGGAAATGGCTGACATCAGCAGTTATCCAGCTTGAAATCCTTGGCGACGATCAGGTAGCAGTCATTGCCGGCCTGATCCTTAAACGGCAGCTTGTATCCGATCACCAGCTGCAGTCTCTGCGTGTCGATGGTGAGAGCATGAGTCGTGGCCCCGTCTCCCTGCTGCACGTTGATCGCGGTGACTTCGTTGTCCGTATTATCCACGCCGAGGATCGCAACGGATGTTGAGCCGCTGGCGCTGACATCCAGGAACTCAAGATCCGGCAGGCTGAAGATAAAGGGATATGCCGAGTAACACTCGCCGCGGTTGCGGTTGCCGGTGATATGCAGAATCTGCACGCTGCTGTCGCCAGCGCCGTCTCCGCCCGCGCCGCCAACGCGGAGGATCGCGAGTTTGCCCGTGCCGGTGCCGGGCTCCTTCCAGAGGATCTGGGCGACGCCAGTCTTGGCAGATATGAGCTCGGTGTTCGAATTCTTCACTTCAGCAAAGCCGTCGGTCCCGGTAACAACTTCCAGATAGGCGATGAAGACCCCGGAGATGAAGGCTCGGCCCAGCTTGCCGGCGGGGATCGGCTCGGCTGCGACCACGAACTTCCCGGTGTGAAATGTGGGATGTGGGGTGATGCACTCCAAGACCAGGCGGGTCTTGAACCGTTCGGGGCTGTCGGCTGGGTCAAACAGCGGCTGGCTGATTCCCAGCACGCCGAAACGGTTCACGTCAGCGCCGGAGGCGTTCTTGACCAGCACGGTCACCGCCTGATCGCTGGGGGAACTACTGACGTCAGAGCCGCTGGAGCGCTGGCGGCTGCGCAGATCGCGAGCCGCATCCACGAAGGCGTTGTACGCGGCCGCAGGAATCCGCAGCCGCTGGCCGGGTTGGACTTTGCGAAGTGGGTCGCTCATGTGATTCCCAGCAGGGCGAAGTTCCCCTCGTCGTACACCTTCTCCACGTACGCCGCGACCGGCCGCTTCACGATTGCCTGGGCGGTTTCGTCTTCGGCGTCTTCATAGCGCACCCAGAGATACTCCCAGCCCTTCTTGGATGGCACGGTGATGGAGCCAATCGTGAGGTTGGTGGCGTTGGGGCTGGCGGCGAAGCGAAAACCGATCTCCCAGTCGTTCTCGCTGCGCCGCTTGCCGCCACTGGCACCGAGGAACAGGGCCTCGCCAACTGCGAAGGTGAGCTGCACGCCATCGACGTTGACGGTCCAGGGTGCGGAGTTGACCTTGCCGGTCAGACTATAAAGCTGGCCGATGTAAGTCTGGCTCATGTTGGCGGCGGCGGTGTAGCGAGTGAGGCTGAAGGTGAAGACCGGGATCGTCAGGTCCACGCCTTCAACCGAATCTTGGGTGACGCCGATCGCTCCGCCAAAGTCCGGCGCGGTGCCGGACGCGGCGGTTTTGCTGATTGTCTGTTTGCTCTGGGTGATGTGCTGGGTGCCGCCGGTGGTGTCGAAGCTGAAGCTCGCATCGCCGGTGGCCGGGGCCTGGTAACTCGGTTTGATGTAGCGGACCTTGCCGTCCCACACCCCCGCGCCGACCGGCTCAACATGCACAGAATCATCATCCCGCACCAGGCCGGAATAGGTGGCCGGAGCGCTGCTGGCCAGCGCTGTCCGCGCCGCAACATCGTCATCGGTCCCGCTGACGACGTACAGCAGGTCGATGCTGGAGTTGTCTCCGGCTCGGCTGGCGAACTTTTCGGCGACGGTAACGGGCATGGTTCATCCGAATCGGATCGCGGAATGCGTGTGAGGCGTGAGCACAGCGCATGAAAAAAGCCGGGGTTGAAGAAGGAGGGGGGGAACCTTCTTCGGGGAATGCCCCGGCCGTGTAAGCAGTATACCACACGGCTGTCCGGCGGCCAATAAATCGATTGCCGATGTCAACATTCGCACGTTCGGCCTTTCACTCGAATTCCGCATCTTCCTGATCCTGCATCTCCTCCAGCAGCCGCTTGGTGTTCTGCGCGGTGGATTCCGTCGCCTTGGCAATCCGATCGGTCACGCCCCCAGCGCCCAGTCCCCGCGCCTCAAAGGCGTTGAACGTCCCGGCGACCCCGATGGTGCGTTTCTGGGCCTGCGCCAATACATCCGCAAGGCCGCTAAACTGGTTAGCGAAATCCGGCGGGCCTTCGGGTGTGGCCGAGGCTGCTTCGGATTCCTTTGCTTTGCGTTTGCTCTGTGCCTCGTCGATCGCCTTCTGCCATTCGGCACGGGCCTGGTCGACGGCGGCCTGTGCAGCGCTGATCTTCGCGGCGTTGGCGGCGGTGACGTCCGCGATCGCCTGCTGGTATTCCCCGCCGATCCGCGCCAACGCGGTATCCGACTGCTGGGATGCTTGTTGGCGCTGCGCGGATCGCGATTGTTCCTGCTGCGTCAGGGCGCTTTGGCGCTGCTGCTCGATCCGCTGCTGGGATTGCTGGCTGAGCCGATCCGCCATCGCCTTGGCGGCACCGGCGTCGTAGGTGTCGTCGAACAGCGCGAACAGGTCATGCCAGCGGTCCTCCAGCCAGTTCTGGACGGATTCCCAACTGCTTTGCAGGAAGCTCGTGAAGTTGGTCCAGGTCTCGGAGAGGAATGACGTGGTTTCAATCCACGCCACAGAGAGACCGTGCTGGACGATCTCCCACGCAGCGAGTGCGCCATAAAAGGCGCCGTAAGCGACCTTGAGGAACCAGGTTTTAAACTCCAGCCAGACCGGCTGAAGCGAGGCAATCCCCTTGTCCCACTCCAATTTGAGCGTCAGCCACAGGACCCGCGCTGCCAAACCAAGATCCCCGGCGGAGAGGGCATCCGATATACCCGTAAACGAAGCGACCGCCTCGTCCCTGAGCTGGATGAATCGTTCTCCCAGCCACGCCAGAGCCTTCGAACCGATTCCAGTTGTATATATAAGGTATGCGCCCAGCGCCGCGACCGCGGCAATCGTGAGTCCGATCGGGGAGATCAGCCAGAGAAAGCTCGAACCCATCATCGACAGGACCGAAGCGGCCTTTGCTACCGCGCCCACGAGCAGCGTCGTTCCAACGCCCAGCTTTGAGATGATCGTTCCCAGCACCACGAGCCCCACACCCACGGCGAAGACAGCCTTGGCAATCTTGAAGACGCTGACGACGACATCTTTGTGCTGCTTGATGAACTCATTGAGCTTCACCATCAGGTCCGTGAGCATCTGGGTAGTGCCCCGCATGGTGTCAGCCAGCGCCGAGCCAATAATCGTGCCGGTCTTCTTGGTAACTCTGCCAAGGTCCGTAAAGGCATCCTCCAGCGCTTTGGCGGAGGCAGCGCTTTGGGAAGAGGTAGTCAATCCCAGCGCCTTGGCTTTGGCCCGCAGCTCATCCAGGTTCTGCATCAGGGGTAGTAGCGAGGTGCCGCTGCGCCCAAAGAGTTGCATGGCCAGTGCGGTGCGGGCGGTGGGATCTTCGATGTGAGAAATGGCCTTGGCGATTGTCTCAAACTGCTGCTGGGGATTCATCGCCATCACCTCTTGAACATTCAATCCCAGCGCCGCGAAGGTTTCGGCTGCGGACTTAGAACCATTGGCGGCGGCATACAACGTCTTTTGCATCTTCTTGACGCCCGTCTCGACAGTCTCCAAGTCCGAACCCGTCTGTGCCGCGGCGTAGCCAAGTTCCGAAAGCGCCTCGGCGGAGAGGCCGGTGCGCTTGGTCATATCGAACATTGCCGCGCCGCCGTGCGCGAACGCCTTGGTCAGCGCCGTGAGCGGGGCGGTGACTGCCGTGCCCAGGAGCATGAGCTTGGTGCCGATCCCGCTGATCGCCGAACCGAAGGCTTGGAGGCGCTTACCGGCGCTGGCCAGACCGCTGAGCAGCCGGTTGTCTTTGACCAACAGTTCAACGTATGCGCTTCCAGCTTTGATGCCTTGAGCGGATGCCATAACTCACCACCGTGATGCAGGATTCAGCAGGTACAGCAAGATCACGAAGCCCAATAGGGGCAGAAGCTGGATCACCGCACACCATTCCGTTCTGTTCATGCTCTGCCATCCACAAAGACCGTCTTCAGCAGCTTTAGATCCGCCTTCAGCGGCTGAGCTCGCGAGGCGGCCTTCAACGCTCCCGGATGAAAATCCGTCGGCTTCATCGCGCGTCCCTTCTTGGGATCGCGGTTCACATTCACCAGCATCGCCAACATCGCTGCCGTGTGGTTCCATTCCTGCTCGATTCGGCCGTCCGCCATCGCGAGCAGCTCGCGCAGCGTCAGGAGGCCGGGGTTGACGCCGACGATCCCGGCGCATTGCCAAATGAGCTGTTCGGTGACGGCAGCGGAGGTGGCGGGGCGTCTTCCAACTCCGCGAGTTGACGCATGAGTTCCCGTTCCAACTCCGGGCTGTCCAGCTTCGTCTCGGCCCGGCTGACGATCACCTGCTCCAGTTGCCGCAGCTTGCCCATCGCCTTGGCCAGCACCCGGCGGCGGGCTTGCGGGAAAAAATCGACCAGGTCCTCCAGCAGAGCGGTGGTCGCTTAATCAATCGCATCGCCGGCCATGGCCTTGCCGAAATCGACATCAGTAACGCTCTTCGCATCCGCCTCGGGCTTGCAGACCGCGTAAATCACATCGCATAGCAGGATCGGATCGGAGACGAGCTGTTCGATCAGCTTGCCCTCGACCACCTCCAGGAGATTGACCTTGACCAGATCCCGCACGCGCTTGATCGCGTCGACATTGATCTGCACGGTCCAGGATCGCGCGGCATTGTCGTTGAAGGTTCTCATTGAAGCCTTTCATGTTCGGGCTGATTTGCAGCGCTCTTAGCTTCCGCTGACCGTCTTCCAGATCGGCGGATTCGCCGAGTACGTCGGCTTGGCTGTCACCTTCACGCCGATCGCTTCCTCCAGCGGCTCATCACGTGAGAAGTCGGTGATCATGCAGTCCGCCCACAGTCCCTGGCTGCCGGTGGTGGCAATGGGGCCATCCATCGCGGCAATGCCGATGCTCGTGTTGGCGAAGTACGCCTGTTGGATCGCGGTGAATCCCGCGTCCGACGTGTTCCACACCATCTCAAACTCGATCGTGCCTTCCTTAAGCGTGCCGGCCGTAGCCTTCCAGCCGCCATTGGCGCGGGTGGTGACGTCGGCCTCGCCTTTGGTCAGGTTCAGTGTGACGTTCTTGACGTTGTCCAGAAGCGTCCACGTCGGCGTGGCGCCAATGCCTGCAACGCAAAAATAGAGCTTGGCATCCATCCCAAATTTGATACCCATGATCGGTTCTCCTTACTTGATTGACCCGGCCCACAGCGGCGGCAGCCGGTCTTTGGTTTTCTCCAGCGCCGGTCCCATGAAGGAGCGGCGGTCATACATCTCGCGCTTGTAGCGCCCGCCGAACTCGTGCGCCTTGCCGCTGGTGCCAGCGACCTCCACGTCCGGGCCGATGAGCACCGACTGTGCCGCGGCAACCACCGCGTACTTAATGGCGTTTCGGATGCGCCCCTTGCGCGTATGCGGAGGCGTACCCGCGGGTGAAGCTTTAGGACTCTTTCGGATCGAGTGCCTCGCCCCCAGGCGAATCGCAGCGCCGGCGTGCCCCAAGCTCTTGATGCTGCCAGCGCGAGCGCTCTTCACCACCTTGGAGGCGTCGAAGCGAGTTTTGCCACGAGTTTGGATCATTGCACCACCCTGTAAGTCACGGTGAGCACACTGGTGAATGTTCCCTTGGTCTCCAGGTGATCGGGCGAATAGATGGGCAGGTTCTCGGTCTTGACCCACACCGCTGTGGGCATGGCCGTTAGCCGCCTGCGGCGAAGCGAATCGGCAATGGCCTGCACGAGGTTCATCAGCGTGTCGAGGGTTTCACGATCTCCTGCCTGCACCCGTTGCTGCACGGCCACGTCGATGGCAACGTCGTGACTGTTGCTGGAGCGATCCATCGGTTCGATGGTGATTCCGCGTGGCACGACACTCACATGAACTGTCTTTAGCTGTGGCAACTCAAACACCGGGCGATAGTGCCGCTCGGCCTGGAACTTGGCTTCGCTGGCCAACGTCGAGCCATTGAGTTCCGCGACCACCGCATCGGCAACCTGAACGATCACGGACGGAGTCATGCGGCCTCCTTGGTATGGACCCGAAGGGTGCGGTGATACACATCGGCCCAGCGCCACGCGGGCTCATCGCCCATCGCCATAACCTCATAGCTGAAGGTGCGCCCATTGACGGTTTCGATCACGCGGTCTCCGGGGACGGGAAGAATCTGCTCGTCAGCCACCACCAGATCCGCAGCATCAATCAGGTAATCGCGGCTCTGCGTGACGATCACGCCGCCAGCGCCGTCGTCACTTTGGAATGTGGTGGTTCCTACAGTCGCCAGCAGTTGCAGCGAGATTGCGGCCGGCGCGGCATCGCGCAGATACGTGACCGTCTGGGCCAGGTATTTGCGGCGCATCTGCGCCAGCCATTCCCCGGATCGGGCCAGCAGCGAGCTGCCGCTGGCGGGGGGCCTGGGGGCGAGGCTGATCGTGTACACCCCGATGGTCTGGTTGATCGCCTGGGGGTGGATGAAGGTGAACGAGAGATACGCCGCATCGGTTTCCGCCTGTGTGGGGCGGTACGTCCAGTCACCATTCCCTTCGTGCTCGATGCTGCCAGCGCCCTCAAATTGCTCTCCGCCATCAAGGGTGATGAACACCTGGACGATTCCGGTGGTGATGTCTTCACCGCTGGTTCGGCTTACCATGTGGCATGAGATGATTTGCCCGAGTGAGTTTCTACGCATGGCTCACCAGCACTTTCGAAGGGGTGACCGATGCAGGGTTGAATCGGGAAGCAGCGCCGAAGCGGCCAGTCGCGACAAACTCCAGCCCATCCAACTCTCCGCTCATAGAGGCCAGGAACAGCGGCGGAGCGAACGTGGCGTAACCAACACACAGCGCGGCGCTGAACGTCTGCGATGCCTCTGCGCCGAAGCTGCCGGGATTGAAGGTGGCGCCGGCCGTGCCACGCGCGCCGGCTAGGGTCCTTTCGCCGATCGCAGTGAACACGGGCCCGGTGAAGGTCGCCATTATCACGGCGCCAGCGGAGCCTGTGCTGTTGGACGCGGAAGCGGACGCCCGAGGGGCAAAGACCGCAGCACCGCTAAGCGCGGTGTGGCCGATCGTGCGCGTCAGAGATCCGGTGAAAACCGGTGGGATCGAGTTGGCAAGACCAACGAAGCCCATGTGCCCGGTTGTACGCGCCGCCGAGGCTCTGTAGATCGGAGCTACAGACACGGCGATGCCGCTGATTGTGGCCGAGCCGGCTGTCCCCGGTAGCGTTGCAGTGCGCGGCGGCGGCGTGAAAACTCCTGCCGCCTGCCCACGAACCGAAGCGATGCTGCATCCAGCCCAGCAAGAGAAGACCTGCGGGGCGAACATGCCCACACCGCTCAGTGTCGCGCCAGGGAGGGTACGCCCGAGCGAGGCGGTGAAGGTCGGCCCAATGGACGCGGCGAGCGACGCGAATCCAACATACCCTGTGGTTCGTGCGGTGAATCCAGTGTAGGTCGGTGTGAGGAACGCAGCGGCGCCGCTGACCTTGGCACCACCAACCGACGCGCTGGCCAGCGAGGTATTCAGCGGCGGTGTGACGCGGGCCGCTGAGATACCGCGAGAGGCACCGATGCTGCTGGCCGCCGAAGCAGAGAAGACCGGCGCGGATACCGATCCGGCGCAATTGAGGGTTGCGCCATGTATTGAATGTGCCAGCGCTGCCGTAAAGATCGGGGCGACTGCACCGGCAGTGGCGCTCAGCGCCGTGTGTCCCATCGAACGCGCGGCCGATGCGGTAAAGTGCGGAGCGCTGTGGACAGCGGCGCCGGTGATTTTGGCAGCAGCAATGGGACCGCTGACCAACGACGAGTAGATCGGCGCAACAATAGATGCAGTTGTCGTGACACGGACGCCGCCGGTGCTAAGGGTTGCCGAAGCGGAGAACACTGGTGCGACAACGACTGCAGCGCCGCTCACCGAAGCAGCGTGGATGGCAGGAGCCCCCGACGCCGTGAAGACCGGAGCGACCACTGCGGCAACGGCGCTAGAGCCAATATGTCCGATGGCGCGCGTCGCCGTTGCGGAATACACCGGCGCGATGCGACTGGCCGTTCCAGTCATTTTGGCGGCGCCAATCGAGCCCAGCGTCAAACCGGTATACACCGGCGTCGTGAACGCTGCCGCGCCCTGGGCGCGGACTGAACCGCTGTTGGCGGCAACGGAGGCGGAATATCGACCTGTAAATTTGGCTGAACCCGAAAAGACCGCGCCGTGGGTTGCATGATTCAATGAGCCGGTGAAGACCGGGGCAGTCGAGCGCGATGAGCTGACAAAGCCCAGGTGTCCGCTCGCGCGCGCTGCGGAGGCGGTATAGGTCGGAGCGATAAACCCTGCCGTACCTGCCGCTTTGGGCGCAGCGATCGTGCGACTCAGTGCTGCGGTGAAGGCCGGGCGGGTGAAGAGGGCCGCGACCGAAGGTGCCGTATGCCCGGTATGTGCCGCGAGGGACGCGGTGGATGGCGGTTTGGTTGTCGTTCCGCTGGCGATTGTCCTTGCCGGGCCGATCGTTCGAGACAATGAACCGCTGTAGGCGCGAACGAACGATCCCATTGTCCGGATGCTCACCGCGCCGCTGCTCATGTCGGCTGAGGCCATGTTGGGCTCGACGAGCCCGGGCGTATACAGCAGCAGCCAGGATCCGATCCACGGATGACCTGAGGCGTCGGTGGTGGCAAAGTCGGCGGTGTAGCTTTGGGAGGCCGAGGCCTGCGGAATCTCTTCAATCCCGATCCGGCACGCCGCTTCGCCAGGCGCGACCTCGACGAAATTGCTCCATTCCGCACCGCTGCTCAGCGAACCGATCGATGGGTTGGGATACGCCACGATCGCCAGGGCCAGTTCACCCTCCGCGTCTGGGAAGACCGAGCTGGTGTACTGGCTGAGATTCGGATTATCGCCCATGCCGTAGGTCGACACCGCCGTAATCAGGTCGGCCTGCTGCTGGTTGTAGGCATATTCCAGCACGATGATCGTGGCGTTGCCATCCGCGGGGTCGAGTGTCACATTGAATGACTCTTCCCCGATCGCCGCTCCGCCATAGATGCTCAGCAGCGCACCCGAACCGCCTGTCTCCTGCAGGAGCGACAGAGACGTGCCGTTGGCGACCTCGAAATTGATGCTGGGGAAGTCACCGGGATAGTTGGCGCAGCGGGTGCAGACGATGACGATCAGGTAACTGTTGGCCTGCGGTGAGTAGGAGAGGCTGGCGAAGCCGGTGTCGCTGGCCTGGGCTGTTCCAATCCGCGTGAAGTAGGTCATGGCGGCTCCATGCGAGCCTGCTCGCGGTTGAGCAGCGCCATGAGGTATTCCCGCTCGGCCTGGGCATCATCGCGATTGGCCAGCATCGCGAGCCGCTGCTCGACCTGCTCGATCGTGTAAGAGGATTGGGCGGAGGCTACAACCTGAACTTCAAGCTCGAGTGGGAATTGCATAAGAGCACGCAGAGGAGTTGGGGTCGAGTTATTGGATCGGGACGGTGATGGTCAGGCTGCTGATGGCGATGGTGCCGCCGGTGATGATCGACTTGTTGTCGAAGGTCATATCTGGCGAGTCGGCGGCATTGCCCGCCGTGCCCTGGAAGACGGTGTTGCTGCTTCCATCCTTGGCCCGGAAATGGCCGGCATCCCCGGTGGCATCCGCGGAGGTGTCCGAGCCGATCGCGTTGGCCGTGGCGGTGCCGTTGGCGGCGGCGCCAAAAGCGGTGGCGCCGAAGGTCAGGGTGCCCAGCAGAGACCCTGTATCGGCATCCGACACATTGGCTGGCGGCGTTCCGGTGCGGATCTGGATCGTGCCGCTATTGCACAGCGCCGCGATGCCATTAGCGGCGGCGTTGCGGGCGGCGGTGGAGATCTTGAAGTTACTGGCCATGGACTGCTCCAATCGAAAAAAATGATGCCTTCGAGAACTTGCCTAAACGCCGACGCTACTGACTCAGCAGGCAGCGGACGGTGGCATCCCCATCGGCTGCGGTCTTGACGATCTTGCCGATCTGCTTGTTGCCCGTGGCGGTCACGGTGGCGACGTTGTTGGTGTCATCCCAATAGACTTTGGCCCCGAAGGTCATCCCCGAGGCGCTGCCGGCCGTGGTCGGCTTGGCAAAGTCGCGCACGCCGGCGATCGTCAGTGTGCCGGCGGTGTTGGCGGCGATCGGGCGCTCGGCGACGCCGATTAATTCGCCCGCCACGACCACTTCGCCCGCCGCTACATCTGCGGTGGGGGTATAGTCAATCAGATTGCCGGGGTCTTGAACTTGAACGGATTGCATGATTCAAACTCGCTTTCTGTTGGTGTTGTTTGGTGATCCGATGATGTCACGCGATCATGCGCTGCCCTTACTCTTGATCCCGCCGCGCGGATCCTGCTTACTGACCCCGAAATCGTGGTAGCCGCGCATCTGGATGCCCAGCACGTTGAAGTCCGCCTCGGCCGTTTCGATCGTGGGCGACTCCTGGCCGTTGAGGAATGCGACTTCGATCACCGGCAGATCGTTGGGATCGGCCAGCAGGTAGAAGCCTGTGGATGAGTAGCCCGTGTAGCTCTTGTTGGAGAGATAACGGCTGACCTCGGGCCGGAACTTGCCGGCGTGGGGGTTGGCAATCGGGTACTTGACACTGGCGGTGTTGTCGCGGATCTCGGTGGCCTTCTGCAGCTGCGCCGCCTTGGCGGAGAGCGCGGTGGGAACCAGCAGGATCGCCGGCATCACGCCGATCGGCTTACCATCCCCATCCACCTGGTCCATGAACATCTGCTCGACGGAGGTCACCGAGTCGATACCAAAGGCGGTGTCCGCCCCTTCGACATAATTGGCGTTGGCGGTGGCGAAGAAGGTTGTATTGGCCAGGAACTCGGCCCAGAAGACGTCGTTGATCTTCAGACCCGAGCCTCGCCCCAACTTTCGCGGCGCGGTGGTGATGGCGCCCAGGTCGTCGTTGATCACGTCCCGGCGATCGATGCCCAGGATCAGGCCGTACGTGTCGGCCTTGCTGGTGTAGCTTTCGTTGCCCAGCGTACCGTGCTTGAGCTCACCCCCGGGTTTGACGAGCTCGTACTGGTCCTTGCCGACCAGGCGGTAGCTGGTGACCGTCTTAAAATCTGACACGCTCCGGACCGCGCAGATGTTCCGCCACGTACGCTCCACCGAGAAGAACCCTTCCAGCAGGAACTTATTGGCGACGTTGGAGAGGATCCCGCCGATGTCGATGGTGGAGAACCCGCCGCAGAGCGTGGGCTGGAAGGCGAACTTCATCACGGCACGGCTGTCGCGGAAGTTCATGCCGCTATAGCCGTTGGCCCAGGCGGCACTGAGCAGCAGTTCCTGCAGTCCGATCCCGCCCTTGAACTGCCGGGAGGCGGTCTCCAGGGTCGGTTCATCGTACAGCTTCTCCACCTCATTGAGCCGCGCCGATATCAGGCAGGCCGCTTCGAGCACGGTACCGGTGAGCGCGGCCTCGCTTCGGATAATGATGCCCGGCGTGTTGGGTGCCTTGGGGCGGCTGGCGCGCAGGACCTCAAGCTCCGTCTTGGTGACATCCCATCCTTCACCAATCGCCTTGGCTTCGACGTCACCAAATCGGCCATCGCACACGTTGCGGATGCCGGCGATGCGCTGGGTTTCGGCCAGCGCTGAAGCGCGGATCTGCTCAATTGCCGGCTCGGCGGCTTGCACCGAAGGCGCGGCGACGGTCGGGGCTGCCGCTGCGGCGGTCGCATTCGTGGCGGTCGCGCTGGCAGGGGTCGCGGCGGTGGGATTGGGGTTGGGGTCCATGTTGTCGATCTCCTTGTCGTTGGCGGCGGTGGCCGCCACTTGCGCTGAGGTGTTTCCATCAGCACCTAAGTCCACGAAACTGATCTCGCCCAGCGTCGCCTTACGCACGACATTGACCGGGCCATCGAAAGTCCGGCCGTTGACCAGGACCTTCTGCTGTTCCTTGACGAATTCGAATTCCTCGACGGCTGCGCCAATCGAGGCCTGCCATGGGAATCCGTTCTTGCTGGAAACCACGACTTCCTTGGCGGCGGTGGTATCGCGCGACACGACCCCGGTGGCGACAAGTTGGCCAGCCTGGATGCCGATCGCATCGGTGTGTCCCACGCCGCTCGTGGCGTCATGGCCGAAACGGATGGGCCGGCTCTGAGAGGGAATCGCCAAACCTGCCAGATCCACGATCACCGGGTAGCGCCAACCGGCGACGCGCATCGGCCCGCCGGTGTAGGCGGTCATGCGGAAACGCGGCAGCCCCGCGGGCTTTCCATCGGGTCCGCCCTCGGCGGCTTCGAACTGCATCGCGCAGGTCAGTGCCAACGGCGCTTTAGGCGGCGCGGGCATTGGTTGGGCTGTCTTGCTCATCAGAAGGCTCCTGTACAGGTTGCGTTGTGGCCGGCGGCGCGATCGTTAACCCCAGTTCATTCATCAGCTTCACTTCCTTGGCGCGCTGCCGCAGTTCCGATTCCCAGTCCCTGCCTTGGCGAGCAAACTCATAGGCGAGGGTGGTGGTGTTGCTTTGCAGGCGGGTGGCTTGCGCGCTGGCTTCCTTGGCCGGATCGACATGTTCCTGCCCATCCCAGAACCACTGGTGATCCCGCACGGCGTCGCGGCTGCGCATGGATTGAGGCAGCAGGCCTTCGATCAAGACCGCTTCATCCAGCCAAGCGCGGAGGATGTGATCCAGGACCACGCGCGCCATGTGGGCCTGGTCCACGCGAATGCTCTTGTAATAGGTCTGGTGATCCAGCCGCCCCGAGGCGTAGTTGTAGCCGCTGGAATTGCCGGCAGCGACGTTGAAGGGCATGTTCAAGCAGCGCGCAATCTCGTTGAGAATCTGCTGCTTGAACTCGCCGTAAGTGGTGGCGGGCTGCTCGGCGGTAATTTGACCCAGCTTCCATCCGCCCGGAAGCACCGTGGCCATGCGACGTTCCAGATCCACCAGATCCATGGGCTCAACTGGGTCGGCCTCGCCGTTGGCTGGAGCGTCGGTGTACAGCACGGCAGCAAAGTCGGCTGCCGTCTCTGCGGCCGCGATGACGGCCAACGTGTAGCGGCGAAGCTGAGCAAAGAGCGGCAGGGCGGGTGTGATCTCCGGAATGCCTCGGTTCTGGCCCGGCCGGTCGGCGCGGTAGTAATGGAGCATCGATGGCGCCGGCACGACCTGCGGGGCGTTTTCACTGCCAATTAGCCCTCGGCCGTCGCCGGGATGATGTTTGAGCACGCAATACTCGACCGGGTTCCCCGAGGTGTCGAAGACGATCCCATCATCATTGTCCGCGCCGGTATTGCGACCGTATGCAACTGGGATGGGGGAGGCCACCTGGTCGGCTTCGATCAGCCGAATATCCAGCTTCACCGCGGAATCCACCGCTGGGTTGGCCACGAGCATGGCGAAGATCTCGCCGGACTCGGCGCGGGCCATGCGCAGAGTTCGCAGCTTCTCAGGCAGACGCATCGCATCAGCCCAGCGGGAAAACTCCTGCTCGACAATGCGGTTGGCGTCATCATCGCCGGTGAGCATCTGAAGGCGTGGCCCGGTTCCGACGCAGTCGTTGGCCAGAGTCAGCGTGATCCCGCGGGCGTAGCTGTTGTTGGCGACTTCGTAGCGGGCTCGGGCGCGAAGGGTCCGGCGTACCGCGGGGCTGTTGGCGGTGTTGACGGACAGGGTGTCGGCGTTGGCCCAGTGGCGGCGGTTGTCTTCGGTGGTCGCAGCGGCATCGTAGCGCCCGCGCACCCGCATCGGCACATGCAGCAGCCGCGTGGATCGCGGTGGGGTAGAGGCGAAGATGCGTTTGACAAATCCCAGCATCAATCCGTTCCTGGCGGCACGAGTTTCTTCATGCCGATCCCCATTCCCTTCTTTCGCGTCGCGCCTTTGCTGGCCAGGTACCGATCCGCCGCGATCTGATCGGGCAGGGGGTGCTGCTCCATCTCGGCGGTCTCGTCCTTGGCCCGCTTGGGGACTGCGGCGTTCTCGCGAATCGTCTGCTCCAAGTCATCAGGCACGATGCACCTCAGAAACGCCGCCGCACCGAGCCGGCGCGGCAGAGATCAAAGTCGGGTTTTGCGGCACGATGACGATCTTCATGCCGAAGTAGGGCTCGCACCGCTGAGTCGGGCTTGCGGCCCTCGACCAGCGCCAGCCAGGCGTCTTGGATTGCATCAGCGCGCAGATGCGGCGGGCACCGCATCAGGGCGGTGCGCGTTAGCCCATCCGGCCAAGGGACATCGAAGGCCATCAATAGCTATGGACAGGAAAGGCAGGGGAATTGGCTGAATCCGGGGTGTGTTTTCGCGAGATCGTTACACATATGTAACGAATGGGCAGCGGTGCTGCTTTTGACAGTGTCTCACCCGGTGTTCCATACGGACTCTGCACATGCCCCTCGTTGGAAGTGCGCCGGGCGTCCCTCGTTTGCGGGAGTTTGCCATCCCGAACCGCCACGAATATTCTACAACTGATGGCAATGCCTTAAATCAGGGGTCGATTGGGTTATTCAATTGTTTGCATGACAACGCTCGGCGAAATGCTGCTGCATTCGGAGGCCCAATGAAAGGTATACGATGGTCGCGTTTCTTGGTCCCGATCGTAATCACGGCTCTCTGGATGTTTGGTCTTCCAGGGTGCAAACGCAACGCGCCAGCACCGGCGGGGACATTTGAGTTGAATGTGACGCAGTTACCGTTACGTCCATTCGTAGGCCAGAAATCTGGCGTGACGATGACATTCCAAGCGGCGAACATCGCTGGGCCCGTTGACTGGACTGTCACGGGTCAACCAGAGAATAAGACAAAGCCATGGACGAACGTCCCCGGAGATGTGACGTATGTCACTTCCGGCGTCATTCCCCCGGGGATTTTGCCCACCGTGGGGATCACTATCCGTGTGGTTGGTGTGGACAAGCCAACGCAGAAAACGCACGACTCATCCCACGGCATTGTGTATGACCTGTTTGGTCGCACAATCACCGCACCGAACCCTGACGTGACGGCGCTGATGCATCGGTACAAATTGGATTTTGGTGCCGAGCTGGACTTTTCGGGCGGCGACGGCGACGCGGACGTTTATCTTGATGATCAAAATCTGACAGGCACTGACAAGGTGAGATTCCAAGCCGCCGAAGGGGGCGGGTTCACAGCAGAATATCCATGCGATAGACGAGAGAATTTCACAGGATGCCAGAATGCGATGGGAGCGGTCAAAATTCGCTTGAGCCCCAAGGATTTTCATCTGCTCGACAGCGGGAAGATCAATGTGCTGTTGCCCATTCGGCCAGCGCCGACCCCTCAAGACCAGCAGCCCATGCTGAAGCAGGTGCGGCTAGAGGTGAGATGAGGCCTCTGCCGCTCGACCTCCTGTCGACGTCAGCCACTCAGCGCATACGCTCGCGGGTGATGATTCGTTTGCCACAGTGTCGGCAGGCGCGAGCGCGCATAATGAATCCAATCCGGTGCCGTGTGTACACCACACGGAGATCTGCACATCCGCATTTCGGGCAAAGCAGACCTCGCTTGTCCGCTGATGTCGCGGGTGCAGAATCATCGTTCATCGCCGTCTCCCCTGAATCTCAGAAAGCCGCAGCCGCGGTTTACGCACGCCACTGCGGACGTCCGTCCCGAATAGCACAACGCCTTGCATGGACGCCGCTACCGCGCAGCCGACAACGCAGTCCAGCCAGTGATTGTCAGTCCCGGGCGTGCGCAGCTTCCATTCCTCAAGTTCACGGCCTCTTCCCTGCGTCTTAATGCGATACTCCGACGTGAGATGTTCGGATAGCAATCGGTGATCGAAGTTTGCGAAAAATGACATGCAGCCGGGATCGCCCATCGGCACGGCCAGCCGAACATGGATGAAGCTCTTCCAATAGTTCGTGTCGATCAGCACGTACCTCACCGCGCGCTTGCCCTGAAGCGCCGGGACCCGCCAGTGCAATCCGACCCGATCCCCGCGCTTGGGCTTGTAATCTCCGAAGGGCGTGCTTGCAGCGCCCACGTACCGTCCGTGGCTGGGCATGATGACGGCGCTGTGGGCGCACTGCCGGCAGAACTGGTAGACGACATCGGTGGAGTTGCCCCAATTGGCATCTACCATGCAGCGATCGATCTTCATTGCCGCGCCATCGTCCCGACGCCATTCCCGGTTGAGGTACTCGTTGGTCAGAGCACCCAGGCCCGCGTAGATCGCACCTTCCTGGCCGGTGCCCTTGTGAACGGTAAGCAAAGTCCTCCGTGCATCTCGGAGCGTGAAGTACGGCCGCTTCTGATCGGGATACGCCCCGTAATCTAGCACGTAGCCCGTGAAATCCTCCTCCCACCCGCAAACCATCCAGAACAACAGGGCACCCTGGACGTCGATAAACATGGTCAGGTGGTTCACGCCCACCGGCACCTCGCCGCGCTTCATGCCGTTGGTCTTGGCGGCGATGACATCTGCGGAGAGCATTTCCACGCCGTCGACTTGGTCCGGCAGCGGCTCGTTCTGGTACTCGGCCCAAAACGCCGCATCCCCCTGATCGAGCTTCAGGTTCATCGCGTGCTGGATGGCCGAGAGCTCGTCGGGGTTATGGCGCTGCGGCCAGGCAATGATGGCGCCGGCGTCCATGTCGATCTGGTTGATCCGGTAAAACTCGTTGGCCTCTTCCACACCCCGATCGTTGCGCTGACCCTCAGCGCGCAGTCGGGCGTACTCCGTCCACAGCTTCTCGTTAGCCGGGAAGGCGTACACCATCTTCGTGCGTTCCCCTTGCCACTGGGGATGCTTCTCTCGGTCCAGGATCCGATCGGCCATGTCATCCGGCCGCACGACCGTCAGCGTCATGAGCCCGGCGATCTTGCGACCAGGCCCGGCCAATCCGAGGATGGCGCCGGCGAGGATCTGCTCGCGGGTGTGGCATTGGCTGGGCGAGCGCGCCGACTCGTCCGTTTGCGGATCGTCCAGCAGGACCAGCGACGGGCGGACCGTCTTGCCGTCGGCTCGTTTGTGTTTCATTCCGCGGATGCGTCCGGTGATCCCTGCGACCTTGATAATCCCGCTGCTGGCCACGCTTCCCTCGATCGTCGGCAGGACGATCTCCTTGGCGGTCCAGCCGATGTGGGTGCGCGCGCCGCGATATAACTGTCCCGCGGCACGTTGGTGAATCCCTTCCAGCGCCCGGATCGCGCCGGTGACTTCCGCAAAGTCCTCATCGATCAGGTCGTTGTTCTCCAGTTCGGATTTGATCGATTCCAACATGTCCGCAGCGTGCTCTTCGTCGGAGCCGATCAGCGCCACGAACTCCCGGTGGCCGTAAAGCAGTGACCACAGACATGCAGTTTCGCACATCGACGATTTGCCCGCCGCGCGCGGCATCGCCATGGCGAACAACCCGCCGTGCAGCACCGCCTGTTCGATCTTCGCGATCACCTTCAGGTGGTCCGCTGACCAAGCGAGATGAAACGTCTGCGGGAAGTACGATTCGCAGAACAACCGAAAGGACGTCCGGCACTCCTCCTTTCGTTCGACATCCTTCGGTTCGTGCACCCATCCCTCGGCGGCAATATCACGTGAGGATTCCGACGCGGCGCGGCTGCGTGCGTTGACGGCGTCCTTATGTGCCTCGTAGCCGCTCTCTGTCGATCCCGCTCCCGCCATCTCCTGTCGCGCATGGAACAGCCACGCCGCGTACCGGAGCAAATCGATCCGCTTCCCATCACCGATATGCAGTCCCGCGCGATTGAGGTGGCGATAGACCACGTGCGGCTGGGCCACTTCTCCCAGTGGCGTGGAGTTGAGCAGCCGAACTGCCTCGGCGACGCGAAGTTGTCGGGGGTCGACCTTGGTCACTCGGCCTGAACCTCCCTGAGCAGCCACGCTGTGAAATGCACGAGATTCAATTTGCCGCCAGCGCCGACGGGCGCGCCGGCGTCGATATCCGCCTGGAGCGCTTCGGGGGTGATCTTCTTGCCGCCCACGGCGCTGAGCATTCGGGCCAATTCCTCCACGGACAGGGCCAGTGGGTTGAACTGGGTCGGCGGGGCGGGGGTTGATTCAGAATGGGGCACTTTAACCACCTTAACATGTTGGTATTAATGGAATTAAGAACGGAATTGACTTGATGACGTCCCGGAACAATGGCTCAATGTGTCCCAGAAGAAAAGGAGAATACGAATGGAAAACGAAACGACGAACGACATCGGAAGCGACCTGGAAATCACCGGGACCACAAAGCGCGGTTCGGTTCCCGGAGCCTGGGTGACCGGAACGCTCAGCGGCTACCGCTTTGAGGCTTTGGTCTTCCCGAAGCACGCCGAGGTCGCGGAGTACGAGATCGCCGACAGCCGGATCAGCAAGCTTTGGATTCAGCGGCTGGCGGACAAGACGGCGGTTTTCAATTGGGATCGCGGCGCCGACATCCCCGCGGCCGACCGGCAGGTGCAGGCGGTGGTCGAGTTCCTTTGCGAAGGCTTGGCGGAGTTCGCCTACCCCGAGGATTGAGCCATGAACAAGAACGCCAACAAGAAGATTCCGAACACGACATTCGCAATCGGCCAGCGCGTGCATTGCACGCCGCTCGGCGAGGACGGGGACGTCGCCGGCTTCGAGAACGATGGATACATCCTGATCCTCGATCTGGTGCGCGGCGGGACCGAGCACGTTCCGGCTGGCGATTGTCTGCCTTGCGAGCAGAACGGCACGGTGCCTCCTGAAGAACTCTTCAAGCAGATCGTCCGCAAGCACCTGAGCATCGACACGCTCGAAACGCGCCACCGCGACAGCCTGGACTTCCACGAGGTCTCGGTCTGGCAACTGACCAAGGCACTGCAGGCCGCGTACGAGGCCGGACGCGCTGAAAGGATCAACCAGGGAGATTGAACTATGAGAATCAAGATCAAAGGAATCGAGTGCAACGACGAGAACGACGCGATGGAGCGGATCGATGCGGACAACCCTGCCGACCGCCGGCGCGTGATCAGCATCGGCAACAAACTGCTGGTGCTCGAGCCGGCCGAGGCAGATCGGATTGCGGCGATGGGAATCGAGTTCGCCTACCTCTTCGACCACGAGATGCCGGATGGCACGCATCGACTCATCACCGTACCGGTGAACGACTGACGCCCGACGCCCTGAAAAAGGGCCTCTGGTGTTTCTAGGGCACATCGCCCCAAGGGCCTGGCCAGCCCGAAGATGGCCAAAGGAGAACATGTCATGAAGAAGGAACAGATCACGCTTGGCGGAACGTACCTCGCGAAGGTTACCGACAAGGTCGTGCCCGTGCGCCTGGACGCAGAGAACACCCATGGCGGATGGGATGGCACGAACTTGGTGACCAACAAAAAGATCCGCATCAAGAGCGCCCAGCGTCTCCGCGGGCCGGCGCCGGCTCGCGCCACGGCCGCTGCCGAAGCGAAGGCCTCGGACGCCAACGCGGGCGACCCGGACCTGGTGCCGCTCACCAAGGCGATGAAGCCTGCCAAGGCGGTGAAGGGAGCGAAAGCCAAGACTCCCAAGTCGGAACGTCCCAAAAAGGTCTCTTGCCTGGACGCGGCGTACCAGGTTCTCCAGGAGAACGACACGCCGATGAATACGAAGCAGATGATCGACGCGATGTTCGCCAAGAAGCTCTGGCACAGCGATGCGCCAACCCCAGCGGCGACGCTGTATAGCGCGATCCTGCGGGAGATGCAGGTCAAGAAGGGCGAAGCGCGGTTCAAAAAGACAGAGCGGGGGCACTTCACCGTCAGCAGCAAGTGAGGTGATGCCATGCGCAAATTCATCCCCAACCGAGACATTACCTTCCGCCACGAGGATGGCTGCCTTGTGCGCACTGTCACGGGCACGGACGGCCGCAGCTACACCCACCGCTGTGAGCTGGTGGCATTTGAGAAAGTCGCTTGGGCGTTGGAGGAAACGCCAGCCCAGGGGCGTGGCGCAGGGCTCAATGAGATTGCCGCCGCCGAGGGCCTGCCCCATACGCAGGTGGACGTGACGCTGGCGTTCCTCCACGAGCGCGGGATCATCGACCGGCGGCATCGGCGAAGCTACCCGGCCAGCACAAGCGTGCATCTGGACGCGATGGTCGAGTGGCATGCGCTGCGAGAAATTCCCACGCCCACCTGACATCAATTCCCCTCCTCCGCACTCACCCCGGCCACGACCGCCGGGGTTTTCTCGTCAGTGTCAGCTGCGATCCGCTGGGCTTTTCGCCGCTGGTCCCGCCGCCTCTTGTACTGGCATGCCAGGTCGCTGGCGCAGCGCCGGCAAAGACCCATGACACCATTGCGGCCGGGATAGACATAGAACTCAGTGTCGATCGGGCGATACCACCGGCATCGGCGGCATCGCTTCCACCACATGCCCTTGCAGCGATAGCAGCCGCTGTGGATGCGCTTGTGGTCCAGCCGCGTGAGGAGGCGCAGGTTCTCAATGCGGTTGTCCAGCTTGTCGCCGTTGACGTGGTGAATCTCCATGCCTGGCGGAACCGGGCCGTGGTGGCACTCCCACACCAGCACATGCTCGAACCGCAGCTTGCGGTCCTTGCACATCATGCGGCGATAGCCGTACTGGGTAATGTATCCGCGTGGCGTCGGGTAGGTTCTCATCGCATGGCCTCCTCTCGCGGTTTCATCGGTAGAGGGGATTCGCCGGTACGCTGCAGCACCGCGGGCTTGCCCGAAAACCTCTGGAACCGGTCCGCGATGACATCGCAATACATCGTGTCCAGTTCCATCAGAAACGCGCGGCGACCGGTTTGTTCCGCCGCGATCAATGTGGAACCCGACCCGCCAAACAGATCTAACACGTTTTCGCCTGCCAGCGATGAGTACAGCATCGCCCGCACGGCGAGCTCCGCGGGCTTGGCCGTTAAATGTTCCATTTGCTGTGGCGGGATCTTCTTGATGTTCCAGACATCCGGTGCGTTGTTGGGGCCGTAGAACTTGTGGGCGGCGCCTTCACGCCAGCCGTAGAAGCACCATTCATGGTTGCCCATGAAATCCTTCCGCGTGAGCACCGGATGCTCCTTGACCCAGATGATTGCCTGCGAGAAATACAACTCGCAGCGCTTGAGCACCGGCGGGTAGTTCGAGCAGTTGGCGTATCCGCCCCAGATGTAGAAGCCCCGGCCGGGAGCCAATACCCGGGCGATGTTGCCGAACCAATCGTCCAGCAGCTTGTCGAATGCTTCATCGCTGACAAAGTCGTTGGCGAGGGGGCGGTCCTTGGCGCGGAGTTTCTTCTGTGTCGGCTTGGCTTTCTCCGGATGGCGCGCCAGGTCCAAAGCTTGATGATGAGTGGTCGCCTGGAAGGAGGAGAGCCCAGCGGCGATCGCATTGTTGGATCGTGGCTCAACCTTGACGTTGTACGGCGGATCGGTGTTGACCAGGTGGATCACAGCGCCGTCGAGCAGCCGATCCACATCTTCGGGTTTGCTGCTGTCGCCGCATAGCAGGCGGTGATTCCCGAGGATCCACAGATCTCCCGGCTGCGTGATCGCCTCGTCTGGCGGCGCGGGAATGTCGTCGGGGTCCGTCAGTCCGGCAGCAACATCGCCGGACATGATTCGCTGCAGTTCCTCCTGGTCGAAGCCCAACGTCCCGATGTCGAAGTTCATTTCCTGCAGCGACGACAACTCGATGGGCAGCAGTTCATAATTCCATTCCGCGATCTCGGCCGTGGCATTGTCGGCAATGCGGTAGGCCTTCACCTGGGCCGGCGTGAGATCCGTTGCGACGTGCACCGGCACCTTCGCCAGGCCGAGTTTGATCGCCGCTTTGTAACGCGTATGACCGACGATGATCACACCGTCAGCATCGACGACGATCGGCTGGCGGAAGCCGAATTCCTTGAGGCTGTCCACCAACGCATCGACGGCGTCATCGTTCTGGCGCGGATTACCGGGATAAGGTTGGATCTGGTCGAGGGGGCGAAGTTCAATTTGCATGTAACACTCCATTTCTGAAAGGGCGGTCGTGGTTCTTCTTACGAAAGAAAGTCAGTCGATATTGGTTGCCGTTCCCGCGGCCATAATTTGGGAGCCGGGCGGGGGAGTACCTATTGCCCGCAGGAACTCCCTCAGTGGCTGCCAGACTGGCACCTACGCGCCAGTCGCACCGTGGCGCGCACAGGCGCGGGTGGGGATCGTTCCCGCCGATGGGGCGCACGACGCGACGTGAGGCGACACGTGCGAAACGGCGCGAGGTTGAACGGGTTGCTGAGGGGAAAACGAGCGCGAGGTTCTGTACCGCGTGTGCCGCGCTGTACCGCGGCATTTCCAATCGTAAGCAATTGTGCTCCTGCGTGCGCACGTGCGCGCCCGCACGCGTGCGTAAGTGGGGAAGTGCGCGGCACATCGCGGTACAAGCCTCGGATCGCCCGGTAAAATCAGTCTTTTCCTGTACCGCAATGCGCTGTTTGATCGCGGTACATGCGCGGCACAAAACGCGGTTATCGCGGTACAAACCACGCCGCAGGGCGTGAGATTTAAGGGAGCAAGGCGCGATGCGCATCACTGCACACCTCCTGCGCGTAGCGCGATCCCGTCATAGAAGCGGCCCTGGATGCTGTGCCGGCGGCATACGACACCGGGGACGGCGGCAGCCAGATCGCGACCGAACACCTGCTTGCTGGTGACGTTGGTGCGACCATCGCTTTCGCACCAGACCTTCCATGCGTCGTACATCTCATCCACCCACATGCGCCGACCCGGGCCGACCTCGCAGCAGTCGCGCACAAAGGCGCCAACCGGCGAGGCCAGATCCTCCAGATCGCGCACGGCGTCGGAGACGGATTTGGGCTGCACGAAATGACCTCGTGCCCGCAGTCGCTTGAGCCCTTCGATTGCCCAGAGAAGGATCCCGGGGAGCTCCTCCATCAACTGGTTGGTCAGCGTCACGTCTTCCTGGCCGTAGAAGCTGCGGGTCAGACGGAGGATCACGAAACGCCCGGCCAGCGCGCCGCTCGCGTCGTTCATTCGCGGCAGCTCGTTGGTGAGGAACATGAACCGCGTCGGCAGCTTCATGGTAATGCTGCCCAGGAATTTGCGATCCACCGTCAGCGTGTCTTCGCCGCTGATGCACAGCAGGCGCTCCACCACCACCACGCCGATATTCTCGCCGGTAAAACGGGCATCAGAGACGATGGCCAGCGACTTGCCGATGAGGGGCTGCAGACCAAAGGCGCCAGAGAGGCTTGATGTCGTCGGCCCGGCGACGTTCCCAGCTCCGGCCAGGCGAGTCATCACGCGACCGATGGTCCCCTTGCCCGAGCGCTTGGGGCCGACCATCAACAGCATCTTCTGCTGGCTGGTGTCGGCGACGAGGCAGTAGCCCATCCATTCCTGCAGCAGGTAGACCGACTCCAGGTCGTCGCCCCAGAGCTGCTCCAGGAACAGAATCCATCGCTCCGGCGGCTCGGCCTTGGGGTCGTACTCAAAGTCCAGGGCGTTGATGTTGAACAGCGCCGCGGTGGGCAACAGGATCTTGCCGGTCGCCAGATCGAGCGTTCCGGATGGGAAGGGCAGGAGGTTGCGCGGGTCGGGACGGTCGGGTCGATCGTCGAGCCACACCGGCGGCGTCGTTGTCGCCGGCAGATGCGCATACGCCCGGATGGATTCAACGGCGGCCTTGATGGTGGCGGGGTTGGACTCAAAGTCCACCAGTTCCATCAACTGGGTCAGCTTGTTGAACTGGTAACGCAGCGCATCGTGCAGCCACGGCTGGAGCCGTTGCTGGACGGTCTCGAGTTCGATCTCGACGAATCGATTGCCGCGCCAGACCAGGATCGTTCCCGCATAACTATGCAGCGTTCGGCCGCCGGGGTGATGATGAAATTGTTCGAGGAAAGCTTGCGCCGTCGGCAATGTCTTCTTAGGCGAGAGCACCAAGCGGCCCGTTTCCGGTTCCCGCTTGCCTAAAGGGATCGGCTCGGATGAGTCCGCGGTGTGTTCGCCGGAGGGCGAGCTCTCGCGGTTGCTGCTGCTGGGGTGGCGAGGCCGTACTGGCCGGTGACCTTGGACAGCGCTTTGTCGATCGTCATCTGGCCGTAAGTCTTGGTGCCGTGTTTCTCATCCCACTTTTACCGCATGAGTCCGGACGTGCGGAACATGCGATCGATCTGGCACGCGTCCTTGGTGTAGAAGGCGAGGGTGAAGGCGACGGAGGAATCCGCTTCCGATTGGGAACTGAAGTAGCTGTTCCATTGGCCGGACCACAGGGCGGAGAATTTTGACCCGCCTTTACGGCTGCGCTGGGCCAGCTCCAGTATTCGCTCATCCGACAGATGGCCGTTTGAGGCAGCGGACTCCTTTTGCGGTGAAGCTTGTGTCGTTCGCGCCGGGAGCGATGGCGCCGGAGGTGATTGCTCCGCGCCGAAGACCTCGTTGTAGAGCCACTCCAACTCAGCCGGTCTGGATTCGACCATTGTCGAAACACCGAATGATCCGTCTGCCGGTGGTGGTGAAGAATCTTGCGTGGTCATAAATCTCAACATCCCCGTCTTCGTACGCGGTTTTGCACCTGTCCCCAGGTTTGGATGCGCGGATGAACAGCTTCACGCCTTTGCCCGAGGGGCTGATCTCGCAGTAGCTATTCAAACTGCGAATGATCGAGATGGCCCAAGGCACGATGACGCCCGACGCGGGATCCAGGCACCTATCAAGGTCGACCCCGCAATACGGGTCGTCAGGCGAGAACACAAAGCCAATCCCGGCGACGCCGCGAAAGCGCCGCATGCCCCCAGCAGCATCCTCGAAGCGCGCCCAGGTGCTTGCGGCGGTGGAGTGGGTACTTCAACTTGTTCAGCCCGATCACAACCATTTCACTCACGGATGCGGTAAGTACTAGACGAAGGCCGGTATCGAGTCGGCCAAACATTATCCCGAGCGCCAGACAGCGTATCCGGTCGCAAAGCGAAGGACGTGGTGGGCACATGCTTCCGAAGGGAACGCACATGCTCAATCCCACGTGCCCTCAAGTGCACCAAAGAACTGGACGACGCGCTTCATATCCGCTTGGCGATCCTACGGAAAGCAGGCAGCGTCAACACTTCCTCATCGGCCTTTGGGACACATGCCGGATCGGAGGTGTATGACATGCTCTCTGTTCACAAACAAGATTCATCAACGACTGCTCGGGTTCTCCCCGCCGCGGACGAATGGACAGGAGCGACCGATGACGCTTCAGATTCCGGCTCGGCGCCATTGCTGTTAAGCACCAACCAAGTCGCGGTGGCGCTCGGCTGTTCCGTGCGCCACGTGCGGCGCCTGATCGATTCCGGCCAAATGCCCAAGCCGATCAAGCTGGGGTCGCTACTTCGCTGGCGCAAGGCCGACATCGAACGGTGGGTCGAAGGCGGCTGTTCGCAACCGCGCAAATGCTGATATGCATCGAACGCGCGAGAAATCTGCCGGGTTCTCCCAGAATTGACTTGATGAGTGCGGGCGTTTGAGCGTCACTGTGCCGGGCGATCACGAGAACGATCGCACAACCAAATGGCAATGCTATATCGCAAATCCTATCCGATCCCGATGCCCGCCGAAGCGCGGGTGATCGAGCGCCGCGGCCAAAAGACGGCACAATGGAAGGATCGCCACGGCCGGGAGCAGACAGCGCCACTTGCTCCGGACGGGAAACGAATCATGTACGTCGCGGACTGCTGGTATGCACGATACCGCGACGCGCAGGGCGTGGAACGTCGCATCTCGACCGGATGCCGGGATCAGCAGGCGGCGACGAAGGTATTGGCCAACCTCCTGTCGAAGGTGGAGCGGATCAAATCTGGCCTGATCACGCCGGCGGAAGCAATGGTTGCCGCCCAGGCGGACAAACCGCTGGCCGAGCACCTCGATGACTACCTCGATCATCTGGGTGCCAAGCGTATCCGAGGCCGAAAGGTCTCCGAATCATATCGCCGCAACATCAAGGGAAGGCTCGAGCGGCTGCTTCGCGATCGCGAATTGAAGCGTTGGCAGGATATGACAAGGCAGATCATCGAACGATGGCTTGATGGGATGGAGGAACAGGGGTTGTCTGCGGCGACCCGCAATGACTATCTGACCTCGGCGATCGCTCTGTGCAATTGGGCCGTTGCAGCGGGGCGGCTCTCTGTCAATCCGCTCCAAGGTATAGGCAAGGCCGGTACCAGTGGCGATCGTCGACACCAGCGTCGAGCGTTAACTGTCGAGGAAGTGGCTCGCCTGCTCGAGGCTGCGCAGATGCGTCCAGTTGCGGAATGGGGGCGGCAGGTCGTCAAGCGCCCTGAGAAGCCCGTCCGTGGTCGAAAGACCTGGACGTACGAACTCATCACGCTGGAGAACCTGCAGAGGTGTCATGCGCGGGGTTTGGCGCGGAAGGGCGGTGCGCCACGGCATGTTGCTCAACTCCAGAAGCTTGGCAACCAGCGGCGGCTATTCTACCTGATGGCGGTGTCGACAGGTCTGCGGCGAAAAGAACTCGCGGGGTTGAAGCTCCGTCAAATCCACCTAAACGCTGCCCCCACGCCGTTCGTGGAGTTGCCGGGTTCCCAAACGAAGAATGGGAAACCTGCCTGCATCCCGTTGCGACCAGAAGTCGCCGTTGGGATTGGCGAGTACCTTCGAACGTGCGCACCGCCCGCCGACCTCGACCAGAAGTTGTTCACGAAGCCGCCGGCGATCAGGGTCTTTGACGCTGACCTAAAGGCCGCGGGAATCCCGAAACATGACGCCCGCGGGCGTGTCGTGGATATCCACGCCCTGCGGCATACCTTCGGAACTCACCTATCCGCGGTGGGGGTGCACCCCCGGGTTGCAATGGCGGCGATGCGTCATAGCCGGATCGAGTTGACCATGAACCTGTACACTGATCCGGCGCTTTTGGATGTGGCAGGTGCAATCAATTCACTTCCTGCGTTTGGCGCAGTCCGTCCGACAACCTACTCCGCCGCCAAAACTGGATAG